CCGGGTGTAAATAGAGAAATCACTTCGTATAGCAACGAGGGTGGGTGGAACGACTGTGACAAAATTAGGTTTCGTTTTGGTTATCCAGAAAAACTAGGTGGTTGGGAAAAATATTCCGGTTCAACCTACCTTGGCTCTGCTCGTGCGCTACACAACTGGATTGCACTAGATGGATCTAATTATCTTGGTGTAGGCACACACTTAAAATACTACATCGAAGAAGGTCAGTCTTTTAACGACATAACCCCTATACGAGAAACAACAAGCTCTGGTGATGTAACCTTTGCAGCTACCAACGGTAGCACGACACTCACTGTAACTGACGCGAGTCATGGTGCAGTCGAGAATGACTTTGTTACTTTTTCTGGCGCAGCCACGTTGGGTGGCAACATTACTGCCGCTATTTTGAACATTGAATACCAGATAGCCCGTATCATTGATGCCAACAGTTATGAGATCACGGCATCTGTTGCAGCAAACAGTTCTGATTCTGGCAATGGTGGCAGCAGTGTCGTTGGTACTTATCAGATTAACGTGGGTCTGGATACTGCTGTTGGCGGTACAGGATGGGGTGCAGGTGCGTATGGCGGTACAACAACTACTGCCTTGCAGACAACTATAAACGAGGGCGGTACGTTCTCTAACTCTGATACCACTTTAACTGTTACCAGTGGTACAGGCATAGCCACCAATGATTTTATTCTTGTTGACAACGAAATTATGAAAGTCACGGGTGTCTCTACAAATGATCTTACCGTTGTTCGCGCTCATGCAGGCACAGGAGCAGATAGTAACGTAAATACTGCGGGACATGGCGGCACAGATAGTTTTAATACCGTATCTTCAAATGTTGCTACTGATGCTTCTACTCATGCAAACGGCGCTACCGTGTTTTTAATCTCTGGTAACGCAAACTCTGACTCTGATTTTTCTGGGTGGGGTGCCGCTGCCTCCGGTGGTCTGACAACAACCACTCAGATACGACTGTGGTCACATGATAACTTTGGCGAAGACTTACTTTTAAACCCGCGTGATGGCGGCATTTATTATTGGGACAGAACAAACAACACCTCAACTAGGGCTGTCGAAGTGTCCACACTTTCCGGCACAAAGACCAGCATACCGCAAATTGCAAAGCAGGTTTTGGTATCAGACCAAGACAGGCACGTTATAGCCTTTGGTTGTGATGCTGTAAATTCAAGCAGTTCTGCCAATCAGGGCAACGGGGTCCAAGATCCACTACTCATCCGCTTTTCTACACAAGAAGATCCATTAGTGTGGTTTCCAGCCGCTACCAACACAGCGGGAGATCTTAGGCTTGGTGCAGGCTCTACGTTCATGCAAGCCCTGGAGACAAAGCGTGAGATCCTTGTGTGGACAGACACGGCCCTTAACTCCATGCGATTTATCGGCCCACCATTTACGTTTGGCCTACAGCAGTTAGCGTCCAATATTACGATAATGAGTCCGAATGCTGCGGCAGCAACAGAAGACGTTGTATACTGGATGGGTATTGATAACTTCTATGTCTATGCTGGTCAAACACAGTCCCTGCCCTGCCCTGTAAAAGACAAGATATTCCTAGACTTCAACCATGAGCAGTCTGACAAAGTTGTATCAGGTGTAAACTCAGAGTTTTCTGAGGTATTCTGGTTCTACCCTAGCGCAAGCAGTTCAGACAATGATAAGTATGTTGTCTATAACTATGGCGAAAAGGTCTGGTATTTTGGTTCTATGGTTAGAACTGCATGGCTTGACAGAGGAACTAGACAAGATCCGTTAGCGGCGGGGTCTCAGTACATATTTAGGCATGAGGTTGGCTATGATGATGACGGTTCTGCCATGTCATCTTTCATTGAGTCCTCGCCCATAGATATTGGTGATGGTGACAAGTTTACCTATATCAGTAAAATAATACCCGACTTGACCTTTGACGGGTCAACAGGCTCAGTGGACCCACAGGCTACATTTACAGTAAAGTCTAGAAACTTCCCCGGAGTTGCTTTTTCTAGTACAGACTCTGGCGATGCGGTAAGAAGCTCATCATCACCTGTTGAACTGTTTACGAGTCAGCTACATGTAAGATCGCGAGGCAGATCCTTTGCGCTACGAGTAGAGTCCTCGACCCTTGGCACACGGTGGAAGCTGGGCAGTCCTCGTGTGGATGTGCGACAGGATGGGAGACGCTAATGTCATCAAACCAGATTGCACCACCTAGACTACCGGAAGCACCAGCCGAGTATTCTACGGCCTATATGCAGGACTTGTTGAGGGCGCTTGAAATATTCATTGCACAAGAGCGCAACCCTGGCGAGTTGCGTGGTACAAAGATTACGCTAACCAATCTGCCAACAAGCGCAACTGGACTTGAAACGGGCGCTTTGTATAATGACAGTGGTACTGTGAAGGTGGTGACCTAATGGGACTATTTAGCAATCTTACAGATGCAATAAAAGATGCGGCTCCAATTATTGGCGGTGTTGTTGGGTTTGGTCTTGGAGGTCCCGGTGGTAGCGCTGCGCTTGGTGCGGCGATTGGCTCTGGTATTGGCGGACTTGTTTCTGGTCAAGACGTTGATGAAGCTTTGAAAACAGCAGCAATAGGTGGAGCACTTGGGTATGGGGCTAGTAAAGTTTTTCCAGGTTCTGCGGGTTTTTTAAGAGGCGCACCAGTTAACCCTTCACCTCAAGCGGCGGGGCTTTCTAACATTGCTGTTCCAAAAGGAGTTACGGGACCACAACCCACATTAACGCCTCAGGAACTCATGAACGTATCCGCTGGTGATTCTGTTGCTCCTTCTTTGTTCGACAAGGCCCTTGGCTTTGCTAAAGAGAACAAAGGACTTACAGCCTTGGGACTCGGATCTCTAGCCGCGCTTGGGCTGACAAAGGAAGAAGAAGAGGCACAAGGTTTTAGAAGACCAGAGCCTGAGGGTCGTGTTATAAGCACACCTGTGACTACTTACATGGGCGAAAGACTTGATCTATCAAACCCTGAGGATGTTGCATTGTACACACAACGCAAGGCCGAGGTCCGTGATCCAAGCTTTGAATATCCAGGTGTCCCTAGAACCATGTATCATGGTGGAGAGGTCCACGGCCCTGGGACTGGTACATCTGACTCTGTTCCTGCTAGGTTGTCTGATGGTGAGTTTGTTGTAACAGCCAAAGCTGTTCGAGGTGCTGGCAACGGAGATAGGGATATCGGAGCAGCACGTATGTATGATATGATGGCAGAACTGGAGGCGATGGCATAATGGCTACACAAACAGTTGAACAGGTAACCAGGCTACCTGAGTTTCAAGAACAGTTCCTTGCTAACATACTAAAGCAGGCTGAAACGGTATCTGAAACAGGAATGCCTTTTGCTCCGGCACAGCTTGCAGACTTGTCGCCGGCGCAACAACAAGCGATTGCCGCCGCTACCAGTGGTGTGGGATCGTTTGCTCCGTTTCTGCAACAAGGACAAGAAGCCTTGCAAGCAGGTATTACTGGTGCCGCTGGTGCAAACATAACACCTACATCATATCAGGCATTCATGGATCCGTTTTTAGAAGATGTGATTCAACAACAGTATGAGGATATTGCTGAACAAGGACGGATGCAACAAAACCAGCTAGGCGCTCAGGCCGTGGGTGCCGGTGCTTTTGGTGGATCTAGGCAGGCCATTCAAGCAGGTGAGATAGGACGCAACGTGCTTGAACAGCAGGCTCGTACAGGATCACAGCTTCGCACAGCGGGTTTTGCACAAGCACAGCAGTTGGCAGGGCAGGCCGCTCAACAACAGTTGCAACAAGCACAGTTGCAGGGGGCACTCGGTCAAGGCATCGCGGGTCTCGGACAGTTGGGCCAGCAGTTGGGTGTACAGGACATCAATACATTGCTAGGTGTCGGTGGTCTACAGCAACAGCAGACACAGCAAGGTCTAAATATTGCACAACAAAATCTGTTGGCACAGCAACAGCTTCCATTCCAACAGGTTGGATTCTTGTCAGACATCTTCCGTGGTGTGCCGGCCTTACAGTCAACATACTCTACCACCACCACACCACCGCCAAGCACAACATCCCAGTTGCTAGGACTTGGAATCGCGGGTCTTGGTGCGGCTGGGGCTGCCGGTAGCTTTGGTAACCTGTTCGGGAGCGCATAATGAACCCAATGAACCGTAGAATGTTCCGTGATCCGATGATGGCAAGACGAGCTGCTGGTATCTTGGCATCGTCTCCAGAACTTATGGCGGCGGCACAGCGTAGAATGAACAACGGTGGTGTTATAAAAGCTGCTAATGGCGTTGCCGCTAGGACTTCTTTGCTAAACACCCCATCTGCGGGTCAGTTTACTTCTGCCGTTCAAAGAGCCATTACGATGGGGGACGCAAAAGCTTTACAAGAACTTGCAAAGCCAGTGAACTACGGCGCTGCCGCGCGCACTCCTGACGGTAAGGCCGCTATCGCAATGGCTACCCAAGCATTGGGTTCTCTCAAAAAGGCACAGACTAGAGTTTCTGACGATGCCTCTCGTCAGGCAGAAAATATAGCCGGCTTGCAAGCACTTCGATCTCGTATATCTGCTGATCAATCTTTAACAGGTGGACCTGAGTCGCAAGTTGATATGGCGGCTGGAGATCAGATAGTGGGTATTAAACAGCCATTATCAGACGTTATGGCAGGAATCATGAGTCAGGCCGATGCCTCGATAGCGGCGGAGGCGGCAAAGTTCCCTGGTCAAACAGGTTTTGACAAAGATATGGAGAGAACTGGTCCTGTTACTCCAAGAAGAGTTGCGTCAATTGATGTTGATCCGTCTGTATCAGGGCCAACGGATGATGAAATGCAAGCGGCTATGATACAAAAAGCCCAAGAAACTAAATCTCCATTGCTCAGTAGCATAGGGGATGCTTTTAAATATGTTGTTGGTGAGATAAGAGATCTACCGGGTGATCTTGCTAAAGAGGGCGGACGAATAGCAGATGAACTAAAGTTTGGCACTCCAAGGCGCAGGGGCAAAACAGAACTTGGGCGTGATCCTGGGCCTGTTGAACAGGATGCGGCCACCGACTTGCAGAGAATAGTATCGGCACAAACAGGCGAAAACATAAACGTGCAAACTTCTCCATCGGGTGCTCAGTTTGCTGGAGGCGCTTCAGTCCCAGATTATGGTAGTGGAATCCCACCAGGCACAGCTACAAACACTTTAACCACTGGTGCAGATTTAGTTGAAGCACCACGAGGTGCTGGAGAGAATCTTGCTCAAACTGTTACTAAGCCTGATGATCCTAGTGATAACAAGCAAACAAAACCCGTAAATAAAAAAGTTGTACCTCCAGCAAACAAGAGCAGTCTTGATGATGCTGAAGATCAAGACAACCAGTCTCAAATTGTGTTGACACCTGATGCTGCTAATAAAATTACAAGCAATGATCCAGATGTGTCTAACGATGCTGCACAAACAACAGGTAATGCTCTTGTTGATAAGGCATTATCAATACTGCAAGGCTCTGGCGCAGAAGATAAAAGTGAAAAAGAAAAAGCGGAGGCCGTTGATGATGTTGTGGGTATTACAGGAAAGACAAGAGAAGAGCGCGTTAGGAAACGCAAACAACTCTTGAAAGACATGCTTGGAGAGCGTGAAAAAGATATTAGAACAGATGCTAATTACAATCTAATTATGACAGGTTTGATGGTGGCGGCTGGAGAAAGCCCCGATGCCATGACTAACTTGGCGAAAGGACTGGCTGTAGGATTTAAAGGGTATGGTGATGCTATCGGTGAGGAGGCCAAAGCAATTACCAAAGAAGATCGTGAGCTTACTATACAGGCATTTGCTGAAGTCGGTGCTGAAATATCAGCGGAAGAAGCCGCCGCCATTAAAGCATCAGAAAATGCCTTAACTAGGGCGCATGAATCTAAAATGCAAGATAGGCGAATAGCAGCAAGTCTGCTTGAAGCTGCGGCTCAAATAGGTAGCCGAGAAAACATTGCAAATATGCAAATAAGTTCTAATGAACAAATGGCTCTTGCAAAAATAAGATCTTCAGAGATGTTAGCCGCTAACACTCTTGAGCAGAACGCTAATATATTTAATGTAAGTACAGAACAAAAAGAAAGACTTGCGAAAGAGGCGAATGCCCTGAAAGAAAAATTAGCCAACGCGCCTAGTGACGAAATGCGGAAAGTAGAGGCAATAAAAGCTGATGTTCTCAAAGCCACAGGCGAAGAGTTAAGTACCCTTGATGCTTTTGCAGCATTAAGTGCGGCTACTGCATCAACTAAAAGTCCAACGGACACACAGATTGCATATGGTAGATTAATTGATGCCGGCATGACACCCACTAACGCATTTATATTCTCTCAGTCTGGTGTTCTTAAATCTATAGTTTCTGACATGGGTCCAGAGGAAGCACGAAATTTCATTATATCTAAAACGAACCAAGCAGATCAGGGGCAGCAGGGGCAGACACAAACTTCAGTTATTACAATAGCTGATTTACCAGAGGCTCAAAGAAACCAAATATCAAAATATAAACCTGGGCAAACTGTTCCAACAAAACAAGGTAATTATTTAGTAACAGACGCTGGCACTTTAGTTCCTGTGAGGTAGAGTCATGGCTGAAGAACTAATAGACCTTGGTGCTTTTGCAACATCTGCACCTACACAAGAACCTGAGAAAGAAGACGATAGTTTAATAGATCTTGGTTTTTCTGTAGAGTCTGAAACCACTCCTGAAACTGATGAGGGTGTAGCTCAAGAGTTCTTCGAGGGCATAGGTTCGGGCCTCATCGCCATACCACAAGGAATCTTGGAACTGGGTGCTGCCGGTGTGGATCTGGTTGCAGACACAGACTATGCATCATCCGTAACAGATGCCGCTAACAAACTCCGAGAAGCCGCCGGCATTGATCCAGAGGGTTTGATCGGTAAGGGTGCGGAGGTAATTACTCAGTTTGTGATTCCTGGTTTGGGTGCAGCAAGTGCTGTTAGTAAAGTTTCTAAATTGGGGAGACTTAATAAAGCTTTACAATCTGGAAAAGGCAAACTTCTTAAAAGAGAAGGTAAGGCCGCAGAAAAGCTAACCAAGGGTGAAACTCTCGCTTTAGGAGCACAACAAGTAGCGGCGGCTGGTGCGGCAGATGCTGTGGTCGCTACTGATGGTGCCACTACTATTGCAGATTTTTTTGAGGGTGGTCCTACGCAAACAGATCAAGAGATAGGTTTGAGTGGCAGAGAAGAAGCTTTACGAAGGCTGACAAACAAGCTTGCTATAGGCGCTGAAACAGGAGCCATAACTGCGGTAGCCCCAGCAGCCTTGGCTGGCACTGCGGCGGTGGCTGGCAAAGTTCTAACAGAAACACCCATTTTATCTGATGCGGTGGCTGGCACAGCACGAGCGGTACAGGCCGGTGGTAGAGCGATTGGCAGCAGACTTGAAGCTATCGAGGCAAAAAGAGCACTTGGTGAGGAGCAAGGGGTTGTTGCGGCGAAGCTTGCGGATATTGCATCTGCGTTTAGGCCAAGAGGTTTCTTACCAGAGCAGGCGGCTGAACAAAGGGTTTTGATATCTGGAAAGACCGATGCTTTTGTAAAAGAAGCTAAAAGTATTTTGGCCCGTATGGATACAGAGATGGACAAGGTCTTGAAGACCGCTGACAAAGTTACTGACGGCGCTAGTCCACTCACAAAACAAAGCATGTTTTCAAACATAGAAGAATTTATGGTGTCACCGGAAGAGGCGGCTAGGACTCGCGCACTTTCAGAACTGCCAGATGCAGTAGCCGATCAAGCTAAAAGAATGAGAGGTCTTGTTAGGAATCTGAATGAAAAGATTCTTGAAAGTGACTACATGAAGATTCTTGATGAAATCCCGTCTAAGTCTGGGAGGACCACACAAGGTGCAAAAGTAAGAAGAGAAATTGAAAAACAAATAAACACCTACCTTCGCAGAAGGTATAGATCTTTCGAGGATGCTAAATACAAACCTACCGATGAAGTCATGGCAAAGGCTGTTCAAGGATTCAAAGAGAATCCAAAAGCAATTGCAGATGAACTTAGTCAAATAGTTAAAAAGTCTGGAGACAATACTCCTAGCGGCTTAGAAGCAAGAAAACAAATGGCGAGGGATCTTGGTCTTGTCTTAGATCAAACAGAGTTAGAGGACGCAAAATACCTTTTAGCTAGAAAAACTCCAACGGATGCACAAGCAAAGATGGCTGCTGAACATTTTCTGAACACTCACTCTAAAAGGGCAGCAGTTAAGGGTGTTGGCATTTCAAGGATCGCAGATTACAGAATTAATCCAAAACTATTCTCCGCTAGAGTCAATCTACCTCAGTATAAAAGAGAACTTCTTGGTGAGATAACAGACCCAAAGGAAAGCTTTTTGGGGACTATATCTGATCTCGCAGAGTTTAAAGCTGTTGATGATTATTTCGGTACGATAAGAAGACTTGCCACTGAAACTGTTCAGAATGAACAAGGAGAAGCGGTTTTAAAGAATCCAGGCGTAGCTAAACTGTTTAGAGACACCACCAAAATGTCTCAGTTGGAAAGACAACAACTAAAAGATCAGGGTTTTAAAATACTAGATGAGGCGTCTGGGGGAGATCTAAAAAAGCCAAGTGAAGGACAATTTGGATCTTTACGTGGATTCGCAGTAAGTCCCGCAATTGATAGAGAGTTGACCAGAACAGTTATTGGAGACACTGGTGTTATTGGGAACTCGATACGAAACACTTACTCAGCTTTTCTTAGAACCAAAGGTGCTACACAGTTTGGTAAGACCGTTCTATCACCCATAACACAATTACGAAATGTAACAACAGCATCTTTGTTTGCTCTAGCCCAAGGCAACATAGGCCGTGGTTCTAACTTGGGTGAGTCAATCAGACTTACTTACGATAATTTATTTACAGATGTTAGTTCGGAACAGGCGCTCAAAAACTTTACAGAACTACAAGAACTTGGAGTTGTTGGATCTCAAGCTCAACTGCGGGAACTACAAGACTTGATATCCAAGGGTCTTGGCTACGCGCAGAACGAGATTAATGGAATTGAGGTTGGAAGAAAGTTTGGAAACAGCATCACAGACACAAAACTTGGATCTTTTTTAGGTAATGTTGGCAAAGGTGCAGAAAACTTATATCAAGCTGGCGATGATGTTTGGAAGATTTACAACTTTAACTTTGAGTTAAACAAACTAAAGAATGCATATCGTGCCGATGGCATTCAAGTCGCTGACGATGTGTTGAAACAGGAAGCTGCTAGGATTGTCCGCAATACGGTGCCAAACTACAACATGGCCCCTGAGGTTATCAGGACGCTACGCCGTGCTCCGGTTGGTAACTTCATAGCATTTCCTTACGAGATACTCAGAACGGGTGCGAATACGATTGCTCGTGGTATTGATGAGTTGGCGAGTGAGAGCGAAAGCATACGAAAAATAGGATTACGCAGACTGACAGGTGCCATCACTACATTTGGGGCACTTCCGGCTGGCCTGTCTGCGGCAGCTTACGAATTGTCTGGCGTGACTGAAGAGCAGATGAAAGCGTTTCAAAGGTCACTAGCCCCATCTTGGGAGAAGAATGCGCGCCTGCTACCAACAGGCATAGATAAAGAAACAGGTCTGCCTCTGTATGTAAATTATAGCTACTCTAACCCGTATGACATGCTTGAGAAGATTGCTGTGGCTGCATTGAACAAGGCAGAGCAGGGCAAAATTGAAGGTAAAAATGGAGCGCAAATTACGTTTGAGGCGGCTAATGAGTCATTGAAAGAACTGCTTGCCCCGTTTACAGAAGAGGCAATTATCACCGCAAAGTTACGAGATGTTCTTGATCCTGAGGCAGAAACCATAGGTGCAAGACAAGCAGGACAGCTTGTGGGTGGTAGAGCCGGTCAGACTGTTACAGGAGCAAGAGTGTATAACCCAGAGGACTCTGCTGGCGATAAGCTTGCAAAAAGTTTTGTTCACATTGTGGATGGTATTATACCTTCTATCATACCCATTGATGCTCGATCCGGTGAGATAGAGGCAAGTAGGTTTGCTAGAGGTGTCGTCAATGGCTTGGGTTTGGAAGACATAGGTGTGTCTACAAAAGACCGCATGAACAGAGAGCGAGAACTTTCTAAGGAATTAGCTCGTGCCTTTTCAGGGGTTACCGAAAATCCAATAGAATCTACAGCCTTGAAGTTTAAAGGTTACGAGTTTGGAAAGGCCAGACAAAATGCAAACAACATATTTACAACCGTTTCAAACAGAGCCAACGCATCAAGCGATGACTTTTTAAATGCCTACATAACTGCTAATGAAGCACTGTTCCGTGTTCAAAGTCGTATGTATAATATTATGCAAGACATGAAAATTATTGGTATGACTGACCAACAAATTAGAAAAACATTTAAAGAGGCTGGCATAGGTGGATATCAAAAAATACTAAGAGGTAAGTTTGATCCGATAGACATAAGTCCCACTGTTCGCAAGAACGTAAGAAGAAATGAATTGGATCTGCCAAGAAAAGAAATCAACAGGATTAAATCTGAGTTACGTAACCAACCACTCGGCACTATACGTGTCCCAGAACCTGAGGCAGATATCCCTGAGGCACAGATTGATTTAAGTCAAACAACGCAACAACCAGCCGCGCCTACAACGGCGCCGGCACAACCAGTACAACAACAAGGTCAGGCACAGCCAAGCACCAGAACAAACCCAGCGTTTCTTGGGTCTGATATATTCAGTGCCATGAAGAACATGATGACCTTTGGACAAGGAAGACAATAATGAACAAAGATAGATTGCGCGAAGAGATCGCGGAGGACGAGGGGTGCAAGTATGAAATATACTTGGATCATCTTGGTCTACCCACAACGGGTATTGGTCACTTAATTACAGAATCGGATGAAGAGCACGGCAAGCCTGTCGGCACAGTGGTCGAGCAAGAGCGGGTCAAGCAACTGTTTAACCTGGACATGGCTGTCACAGTTGATGAGTGTAGAGTTCTGTATCCAGACTTCGACGACCTGCCCGAAGAGTGCCAGCACATCATAGCAAATATGATGTTCAACATGGGGCGCCCTCGACTTAGCAAGTTTAAAGACATGAAAGCAGCGGTTGATGCTAGAGACTTCAATGCCGCTGGAGCCGCGATGATCGATTCCAGGTGGTATACGCAGGTTCCCAACCGCGCGAGGCGTTTGGTAGACCGTATGCGCGCACTTGCAAATGACTGAAAACACTAAGAAAAAACATCGATTCTCGTGGACTTCGTTGGCACTGGCTGTGTGCTAGTACCTTGAGGTCGCTGAGAATCGATGTAGGTTAGCCGACTTCCCCCCAATTCTCCCCAAACTCCGCGTCAACTTCAAAGGGCACCTTTAGTTGAGGGACACATGTCTCCATGATCTCCTTTATACGCGAAGCGTCTTCTCGGCTCTCCACACTGAAACATAATTCATCATGCACCGTTAGCATAGGTGTCAGTCCTGCGGCATAACAGTCCACCATTGCCTTCTTTGTTTGGTCGGCGCTTGAACCTTGGATGAGTTTGTTCAGTGCTTTGTATGTAAAGGCACGACGAATCATGCCCCTGCCGCCGTATTCTTTTGCCGCCTCCTCAAGCTTCAGTGCTTTGTGGTATCCGTATGATCTAGGCTCCCACATATCAAAGCGGCACTTTCTTCCTAACCATGTTCTAATCTGACCTGTCTTGGAAGCTCTCTCCATAGCTGCATCAGCCATGCCCTTAACGAAGGGAACATTGGCATGATAGTTGTTCATTAGGTCAGTGGCCTCCTCCGTATCTATACCAAGCACGTTAGCCAGCTTGCCTTTGCCCATGCCATACATGATACCCAAGTTAACGGTCTTGGCTTCTTTTCTGGTTATCTCAGCCAAGTCTGCAACCATCTGGTGGAAGTCAGCATTGCCTTTGTGGTATGCTTCTACAACAGAGGCAACGGCTGGATGTGGGTTCTTCATGCTAGCGCAGTAGTGAGCCAACCATCGAGGCTCTTGAGCTGAATAATCAAAGCTACCCCACTTGCACCCCTCCTCTGGAAGAAACAGGCCACGGATCATGGCTTTAATTTCTGGGTCTCTCGCTGGGATCTGTTGGAGATTCGGATGGGACGAAGAAAATCGTCCGGTAACTGTGCCCCCTTCATCTGTACGAAGAGGGTGAAAATCACAATGGATACGATTGTTATGCGAATGCTCAAGGATTGTCTCAACAAATGTGGTGTTTGCCTTATTAAACTCCCGAAGGCGTACAATCTTTTGCGCGACAGGGTGCTCATGATTAGACAAAAAGTTCTTTGTAAAGGAGGGAGCATCCGTATTTTTTGTCCTGTTGTACGAAAGACCAAGACTGTCAAACACTTGTGCTACAGATGCAGCGGACCAAGGCTCCACGGAGACCCCGGTCTCTTCCTCTATTTCTTTAAGTAGCACACCCTCGCGCTTAATCAGTTCTTTCTTTGTGGACTCAGCCTTGTCCGTGTCTATCCTCACACCCTTCTGTTTCATGTCAAGAAGAACAGGGATCAGGCCCGACTCCAACTCAAAGATGCTGGATACCTCGTCCTGTTTTAAATCTACACTCAGCCTGTCCCACAGTTTTAGTGTCACTGAAGCATCTTGCTCGGCGTAGCGTCCCACAAACAACGAGTCCAGCTTCCACATTTCTGCCTTTGGATCCACGCCATACATCTCAGCAGCAGAGCGTAACATCTTCTCATTCTTCCACTCACCCAGATACTCACCAGCTAGTGAGTTCAGATTGTAGTATCTGCGGTTCTCGTTCAGCAGGGGCGCAGCTATCATGGTATCGATGATCTTACCTTGCACCTCGATGCCGGCCCACCGTAGCCACCCAAGATCATACATCGCGTTGTGCATGACCTTCTCAATGTTAGGCGTGGCTAACTGTTTCTTTAACCAGTTAACTACAATCCTTTCGGGCAGGTTGCCGGACTCGTGCCTGACGGGATAGTAGCCACAGAAGTCTCCAGCCGCCACGGCGTAGCCAATCACATAGCCATCACCTCTGCACCATCCTGGTCCTAACTTCATCAAGTTCGGATCTCTGGTCTCAAGGTCTATGGATATTCTGTCGTACTTGGTCAGGTCTGGAAAGCTTGAGGGAGGTTGCCACGTAGACTCTTCATCAAAGATGTCAGCTTTCATCGTTTATCAACTCCCCGCCTAGTGCGGCATATCCGATTATATCGACCCATGAATCATCCTTGTTTATGTCCTCGGCTAGTCTTGCCAGCTTCAAGCCAACCATACACGCGACCACATCTTCAGGTTCAAGTCTGTCTTTTAATTTCTTATCAAGAAGGATCGTCCATATCTGAGCTATGCGCTCGTGGTTCTTCTTGGCCGGTCCATACTGCATGGCTCTTGGACCGTTGATTAAATCTTCGGCCTCACGCAAAAAGTCCTCTCTGGTTTTTATCTTTTGTTGTTTCATCAGATCCTAAACCTTGTATCGCCACTCTCAACAATGTGTAAGCTCTTCTTTGCTCTCGTCATGCCCACATAAAAACAACGGATCTCACTGTCCTGATCCTTGCTGTTTTCACATGCCTTGTTGGTCTCTGTCAGCAGAACCACGTTATCCGCTTCTCCGCCCTTGGCCCCGTGTATGGTAGACAACCTAATCCTTGGCTTTGTATTGCCCAAAATCTTCTCGCCCATCCTACGAACTGCGGTGATGTAAGTAACCTCCTTGTCAGAAACCTTTATGACATTAGACCAGTGAGTCTGACTATCTGCCTGAAAGCCGCAGTTTTTAATTAGGTAGTCTAGATTGTATGTCATCTCACCATCCAAGCTATTCATCTTGCGCTTGGCTGATCTTGATGCAACTTCGATACGAACAAACTTGGTAAA